TTTAAGAGAAATTAAATGGAAAGGAATAGTTCTAATGGATGATATTGTGCTTTTTGATGAGCTTTCTAAACTTTGGGAACAAATTCCAGAGCAGAAAGCAGATTGGACAGATATTGGTCATCATTCAGGTACAGGAATAATTTGGTTCAAATGAAATTATCAATTTTAGTCCCTTCAGTAGCAGGCCGAAGAAATACCTTTTTGCCTAAATCATTGGATATGCTTTATGGTCAATTAGAGGCATTGCCAGAACAAGAACAAAAGGAGGTTGAAATTATTTATTTAATAGATAATAAAACCATTATGCTAGGTGATAAAAGAAATCTTATGATTAGCATAGCAAGCGGTAAATACATTTCATTTGTTGATTGTGACGACCGAATTGAGCCTGATTACATTTCAACTATTTTAGAGGCAATTGATTCTGATGCAGATTCAATTGTATTTGAGGTTTCTGTTTCACTAAATGGCAACAATCCTAAAATCTGTTACTATTCTAAAGATTTTCCTAACGACTACAATACAGAGGAAGCTTATTATAGATTGCCAAATCATATTGCAGTAATAAAAAAGGAAGTTTCTACAAAGGTTTCTTTTCCTAGTTTACCTAGAGCTGAGGATGCTGCTTATGCAAAGATTTTAAAACCGCATTTAAACTCAGAGTTTAAAATTAATAAAGTTCTTTACCATTACGATTATAGCGATTTAACAACCGTTGCTCAAGAGTATATTCCCAACATAAGAAATAAACGAAAAGGCAATATGAATCCAATAGTAGATGTGGTGTTTATTTCAAACGCTACTAAAATCGGGTCAAGAATGACTCAACACGCCATTGATAGTTGCATACAAGCAGCAAATGGCTTGGAAGTTAATTGCATTGTTATAGAAGAAAAAACTAATTTGTTTTATAAAAATGCAGCGACTTACAATCCTCATTCAAAATTCAACTATAACAAATTTTTAAATTTTGGTGCAATTAGAGGTAATGCTCCTTGGGTCATGTTCTGTAACAACGATTTGATATTTAAAAATGGTTGGTTGCATAATTTGTTGGCTGCTGACTATCCTATTGTTAGCCCTATTGCGATGACTGACTTTAGACAAAAGGATGTCACAGAAAATGAAAAAGGATGGGAATGCGGAAGAAACTTATCAGGTTGGGCATTTATGATGAAAAGGTCATTTTACAAAGAAATTGGTGGCCTTGATGAGGATTTTGATTTTTGGTTTGCTGACAATTCATTAATTGAGCAGTTAAAGAAAATTGATATGCCCCCAATGTTAGTTCCTTCGGCTAAAGTAAATCATTTGGGTAGCCAAACATTAAAACAAAGAAACATTAATGATAGAAATGATTTGATGTGGTCCAAGCTAGAGTTATTCAATCAAAAATATAATCAAAATTTATTTTCAGAACATCCAAGATTCTTAGAATGGAAACAATCGCAGTCTGCATAACAACTCACAATAGGAAAGAAGTATTTGAAGAAACATTAAGCGAATGGAAAAAGTATTTGCCAAGCAATGCTACAATTTTTGTAGTTGATGATGCATCTATAACTCCAGTAAAATCTGATTATCGGTTTGAGCAAAATGTTGGAATAGCTAAGGCTAAAAACAAGTGTTTAGAGTTAGCTGATAAACATGACCACATTTTTCTTTGCGATGACGATGTAAGACCTAAATCAGATGATTGGCATAAGTCATACATTAATTCTGAAGTAAACCATTTGTGCTTGACCTTTGATAAAAAAAGCAACAATGTTATTTATAGTCCTTCGATTAGGGTTTGCGGTGAATATGAAGGATTAATGACATATACTGCGCCAAATGGGTGTATGCTTTACTTAAAAAATATATGCCTTGAAGTAGCAGGTGGAATGAGGCCTGAATTTGGACTTTGGGGATTTGAACACGTAGAATATTCTCAAAGAATACACGACTTAGGATTAACTCCTCATGCATTTATGGATGTAAAAAATAGCCTAGATTTATTTGATGTTTTAGACTGGAGGTTTGCGGTTAATTCTTCTTTATCAATTAATGATAGAAGAGAAAGCGGTAAAAAAAACTTGAAGCTTTACGAAGAGTTTTTGAAGCGCCCTGAATTTGTAAATTACAAATGAGAATATTTTACTCCAATCCTTTTAGCTTAGACAAAGATATAGGGAAAGCCTACAATGAATACTTGTCCAGCCTAAATGCAAATGATGAGGATTGGATAGTAATGCAAGACGGTGACATACTTTATTTGACTCCCGACTGGGGTAAAAGAATAAACGATGCGTTGTCTTTAGATGGAGACAAATTTGGCTTGGTTGGATGCTACACAAATAGATTAAGGTCAAAACACCAATTGCATGGGAATGCCTTTAGCTACGATTTAAATGTTAGAAATCATTTTGAGATAGCGAACTCATATAAAGGAGAAGGTATTCAAGAAATTAAAGAATATATCGCAGGCTTTTTTATGGCGTTTCAGTATAAAACATGGAAAAAGATTAAGTTTACAGAAAATAGTTTGGCTTTTGATTCTTTGTTTTCGATGAGGGTTAAAGAGTTAGATTTAAAGATTGGATTGATTAGGTCTCTTTATGTTTTTCATGGTTACCGACTTTGGACAGATGATGAGCCTTGGAATGATAAAAAACATTTACAAAAATAATCGGTACATTTATGATAAAATTATTGATTGACTTGGCGCCATTTCAGAAAGGTGAGGTTTTAAGCGTAGGCAAGACCTATGACACCTACTTGGTTGACAAAGGCATGGCCGTTTGGGTCAAAGTGGACAAAGAAAAAATTAAAACGAAATGAGCGTTGTTAGACCTTTAGACATTAGCTACAATTATCAAGTAGCAACCGAGCCAATTACATTGGCAGAAGCTAAAGCTTGGTTACAGATTGACTATTCAGATTGGGACAGTTTGTTAACTAGCCAATTGATTCCAGCTGCAAGGATTGAGTCTGAAAAGGCAAGCGGTATGCTTTACGTTCAACGTAATGTTACTGTTTCAAATAATAAGCGAGCAGAAAGGATTTATCCAATTGGACCTTGGGTTTCAGATGTTACAACTGACGAAACTGAAGTTGAAAATTACATTTACTCAGCTGGATTTAATGTGTCAAATCCTTTGCCTCAAGACCTTAAAGTTGCTATGCTTAAAAGGATTGCGACAGATTTTGCTTATCGACAGAACTTAATTGATATGCAAACTTATTACGCTCAAAAGTCTAGTATCACAACTGAGTTAAAATATAGAGCCGACCTATTCGTATGATTAATTTTGGCAAGTATGACCAAAAGGTTTCTTTTGTAACCTTTCAATCTGTAAGCGATGGCGCTGGAGGTACAACACCAACGCCATCAACGACTTTAACAACATTTGCATCTGTTAAGCAGACAAGAGGAAGCAATGGGTTAGAAGCTGGAGAAATGGTATTGCCAAACACATACCAAATAGCGATTCAGTACAGAACGTCATTTGTTCCTAGCGAAATTTACCAAGTGCTTTATGCTTCTAAATACCACAAGATTTTAGGCGTACAAGTAAATGAGCAGAGGCAACACAAAGAGTATATTATCACAATGGTTGCGGTATGAGTGTAACTGTTAAAGGATTGGACAAGGCTTTAGCTGACTTGAATACTAAAAGCGAGGCGGTAATTGATGCGGTAAAGGAAACATTGGCCAGCGCTGCAACTGATATTGAAATCCAAGCTGGAAAAAATGCTCCAAAATCTTACAGTATTGGAGATGCAACAATTGATTTAAGATTTATTCAGCAAAAAATTAATAAAGACGTTTTCGAAAATGGATTGCTTTGGAAAGTTGGTTTAAGCGTTCCAAGTAATGGAGAACAATGGGAGGCTTGGATGGAATTTGGAACTGGTTTAAGTGCGAACGAAATTTTATCAAATCCTCAATATTCACAAGAGGTAAGAGATATTGCAAGACAATTTTATAGAAATGGTGAAGGCCGTATTATTGGTAGACCATACCTAATGCCAGCTTTCTTTGCAAATACTGCGAACTTAGTACAAGAAATCGAAGAGCAAATTAAAAATGACATTAAATGAGAGAGATATCTACTGACATACGGATTGCGGTAATTGATGCAATAACACCTTTGGTCCTTAGTGGTGTAACTATTCCAGTACATGACACAGAATTGCCGTCTACAATTAATCCAGCGGTTTATTTAGGCTCTCAGGCTTACGTACTTATTACAGACCAAAACGAGGCTGAGACAACAAACAACGATTGCTCGATAAGACAAAACGCAGTTTTTCAAATTAGCATTGTAACAAAGTTTCCACAAGGAAGTGGAGGTAAAAAGCTTTCTGAAAATATTTCAAATGCTATTCAGCAAAAAATGAATTTGACCGATATTGATTTGCCTAATGATTTACAGGCGATAAACATCCGAAAGAACTTTTCTAGGGTTCAAATTGAGCAAGGCAGTAGCCAAATAGCTTACCAAAAAATCTTGTCTTATACCTTGGATGTTTTCCAAGTATCTTGATAAATAAAAATTTATGTATATTTGTTAAAACGAATAAGCAATGGCAACATATCAATTAGGCAATTTCTTTACTTTCGAATGGAATAATCTTCCTGTCGTTTGTAAAACTTCCGCTTCAGTTTCCATCTCCAACGAATCTGTAATTGTTAGAAACGATTGCACAGGAGATTACGGAGTAAGACTTGAAGGCGGCGACAAATCAGGCTCTTTCTCATTCAGTGGAGACCTAGATTTTGCATCTACTGGAGTTTCTAACCTTTCTGCATTTGACTTGATGGAAGACATCGGAAAAGTGTTTGAATTGGTATTTGGAGGAACTGAATCAGGTGACAAGATTATCACTGTTGATGCTCAGTTAAACTCTCTTGAAATTACTGCTGAAAGAAACTCTCAAGTATCTTTCTCAGGAACTTTCGACTTTGCTGGCGCTCCAGTAATTAGCGTAATACCAACCTAAACTAAATATATGGCTAAATACCATTCAGCTCCTTTTAAAGAAGGGGAGATTTTCTTTTACCCAAATCTTGGCGCATTAGCTAATTTTGAAGACTCAACAGGACTTGGAATTGCTGACGCTTTCAATACAGGAAGCATTCCTAAATTAGAGTTTATTTATGCTTTATTACTTGAATGCCACAAGGTTGCTTGTATTCGTAAATCAGTAAATCCAATAAGTTTAGAAGAATTAAAAACTTGGATTGACGGCAAAGAAGTAATGAAGCTATTTAACGAAGTATTAGCAGATTTATTGCTAGAACTTGGTCTTGGTTTAGAATCTGAAGAAAAAAAAAGGTAACTGAACAGAACGAAGAGAAATTAAATGCTCGTGAGTACTTAATGCTGGTTGTAGGTAGGACAAAAATCCCCTATGACCAGCTTTTTGCTTTATCAATAAAAGAATTAAACGCCTTAATTAGAGGGCATGAAATAGACCAAAAAGATTTAGTAGAATCAATGAGAATTCATGCAATCATTGGTTTACAACCTCATCTAAAAAAAGGCACTAATATATTGCCTGAAAAAATTTGGCCATTGCCTTGGGACAATACACCAAAGCCATTGGAGTCAACTCCTCAAGACTTTGCTAAAGCAAAGAAATTGTTGGAAATTGCAAGTAAACTAGAGAAAAATGGCAAATCCAAAAATAGAGGTTGAAATAGGTGCGGTCATTGATGGACTGCGTTCAGGATTTGGGGAATCAGTAAAAATTATTGAAACCCTAGAAAAACAGGCTTTAGAACTTGAACAAGCTTTAAAGGCTGCGACAACTTTACCTGAGATTCAAGGATTAAATGCAAAACTTTCTCAAACTAAATCCGCATTAACCCAGCTTAAATCATCAGGTGTAGACCCTTTGACAAAAGCCACATCAAACTACAATGCAGTAGGTGTTAACTTTTCAAGACTAATTCAAGATGCTCCTTTTGGTATTATTGGCGTAGGAAACAACATTACTGCTTTAGCTGAATCATTTCAACAAGCTGGAAATCAAGGCCAATCTTTTACCAAGATTTTAGGTGGAATTTTTAGTGCTGGAAACTTATTGACTCTTGGAATTTCTGCTTTAGTTACTGGTTGGACACTTTATCAACAAAATGCAACCAAAACAATCAGCTTAAACGATAAGATTAAAGAATCTTACGATGAGATTGCTGATAGTGTTGAAAATGTAGCTAAAAAATTGGCAACATTGGATTTGGTTAATGAGGTAATAACAAAGCAAATAGACGAAGTTTTAAAGTTAAACGACTCACTAACTCTTTTTAATCTAACCGCTGATGATTTTAGCAAAATCACAACAGAAGCATTTTCAACACTAAATGAACAACAATTATCAGGAATAAAATCTTCTTTATCCGAGTTAGCGAATGACCAATTAAGAATTGTTGGAACACAATTAAAGCTTACAAGAAAAGAAGCGGTTCAATTTATTGAAGGATTAAAAGGAAATACTAGTGCATTTGAGTCTTTAGACCCAAAGATTAGAGACGCAGTTCAAAGCTATAATAATTTAAGTGAGAAGATTAAGGTAACAAATCAACAACTAGATTTTTACAACGATAAATCTGACAAGGTAGATAAGAATAAAGAGGCACTTGAAAGATACTCCAAAGCTTGGGACCAGTACAATTTAAGACAGGAAGAAGCTAATATTCTTTCAGATAAATTTAATCAACTACAAACTGAAGGAGAGAAGAAATTAAAGACACTATTTGATGCTTTAGCTAAAGCGCCTGATAAGCCAATAAAGGTTGAGATTAAAACCGACGTTGTTTTAGATGAGGATGTTGCAGACGAAGTGCCTTTTATGGATAGATTGCTTGAATCATTGAACCCAAAAAAATTCACAGAATTTGAACAAAGGGTAGCAGATTTTGCAACTAACATTCGTGACTTACTTCAAAGTAATGTGACAAACGCATTTATAGATTTAGGATATACAATTGGTGAAGCTCTAGGAACTGGAAGTAATCTAATTAAAGCAATAGGTAACTCTATTCTTAAATCTTTTGCAAGATTTCTTGGGCAATTTGGAGAGCAATTAATTGCTTATGGTGTTGCCACAATAGCATTTGGTCAAGCTTCATTAGCATTATCAAATCCATTTACGGCAATTCCTGCTGGTGGTGTTGCTATTGCTGCTGGTATTGCATTAACTGCAATCTCAGGTTTAATTGGCTCAATTGGTCAAGGAGGATTTAATGGAGGTTCTGCCGCTGGCTCTAGTGGATTAGGTGCTGGAAGTTCATTTGTTGGAGGAGGTGCTGAAGGCAATTTCTTTACTGGTAACAGAGACGTAAGCGGTGAGTTTGTCGTTAGGGGTTCAGATTTGGTTTATGTATTAGGTCAAGCAGGCAACAGAATAAATAAAGGATAATGAACGATTATAGGTTATTAATTGCGGTTCGTGAAGGAATTGGAGTTGTCACAGTTAATGGAGGTACTCCAGCTGACTTTTATACAGAAGGTGATGTTTTAACATTGGCGGTTATTCCTGCTACTGGCTATACTTCGGCTCAATGGTATTCTTCTCCAAACAACACCTTAATCTCTTCTAATCTTTCATTTAGCTTTACAATGCCTAGTCAAGATACTAAGCTTGGAATTTTTTTAAGTGGCACTAATGCTCCGACAAATGATTACGGATTAAAATACGAAGGCGATTATGGCACGAATTACGGAGGGGATTGCTGGAATTTAAAAATTTATAAGCAAGGATATTCAGGAGACGTACTAGACTTGTTAATCAATGATATAACGTACAATTGGGGCAACTTAGGAAATGACCCATTAGAAACAATTATTGGTTCCTCAGTTGATTTTACAATAGCTGGAGAAACTGGAGATTTTAATGAATTTCTTATTGGAGGCAATAGAACATGGAAAGTTGTTTTATCAGAAGGGGCAACCATTTTCTTTACTGGTTTTATTAGTCCTGATTTTATAACATCACCTTATTCAAGTGGTAAGAAGCTTTTTTCTTTTACTGCAATTGATGGATTAAAAGGTTTTGATTCCATCCGTTCAGATTATTCTTCTTGGCCACAACCAAAAGACCAAGCATTATCTGCCGTTATTGGTGCATTAAATCAAAGCTTTATTGAACAACGTAAAGTTTTAATAGGTTGTGAAATTCACGAAACTAGAATGGATTCTGATGATTGTGTTTTTGAACAATTTAACATTCCATTAAATGCAATCTACACAGATGGAGAGACTGCAAAGTTTACCAATGGTGTTGTAACTGAAAACCAACAATTACATTTAAAGGACACAATTGAAAGGATGGTAAATCCATTTCTTTGCCGTGTATTCTTATGGAAGGACCAATTTTATGTCATTCGATTAAATGAATTGTCAAAAACAGATTACAAGGCTTATTTATTTGATGCAGACCAAACTTTAGAGGATACTGAAACAATAGTAAATGGAGTTGATATTGATTGCGAAATAAATAGACCTGAAGAAACGGCGAGAAGAGTATTTACAGATTTTAATGCGTTTTTAAATTTAGGTGTTTTAGACTTAGATTCTCAAGGAGGAGTTTTTGATGCAAAGTTTTTAAGTGCAGAATGGTTTGTAATGTCGCCAGTTTCTCCTTATCCAAATACGTATCATTTGAATTTATGGGATTACCACAATGCTATTCCCAGCAATCAACCTAGTAGCGTTCCTAGTGGGAATACTGCTTTAGTTCAATATGTGTCGGATGGAAGTGGTGAATATTGTCAAATTTGGACAACAACTACAACATCAGGAACAAGCGACCCTAATATTTCTTGGATTTCTGCAAATACCAATAGTACTGGTGGGGCAATAAAAATCGCACAAGAAACGGCGAATACTATTTCTTTAACCTTTAAATATTGGGTTGAAAGAGTTAGTAGCAGTTTTGCAATTTCTCCAGCAATTGGAACTCATGCGGTCGGCTTAATGGTAAAAATTGGAAATCAATACTTATATAGAGATACAACAACAACCTTTGATTGGACTGTTACATCAACCATTATGGAGTTTGCGGTTACTGCTGGGTCAGTATGGAATAGCATTGCAATTAATAATGTTTTAGTCCCAACAGATGGAGAGGTTGAAATAAGACTTTACCAATTAATCTGTAAATCAGGAACTGCAAATAGATATGCTTTGCGATATGATGACCTTTCGTTAAAAATTGAGAAAACTGACGGATTATCTCTTTCTCAATTAGGAGTAAAAGCGATTACAAATACTGCTTATTCAAATGTGCATCCCGATTACGACACATACATTGGAGATGCTATTACTAGCAATTCAGCTTCAGCAATTCAATTGCTAATTGCTGGCAATCCTGTTTCAGAAGAATGGTCAAGAGATGGAGTGGAATCTTTACCTTTGCTTGACGTTATAGTTCAAGAATTAGCTAACCTAAAAGGTAGAACAAATTATAGAATTATAGGAACCTTAGAAAGACAACAAATTGAACCTTGGAAATCCTTTTTATTTAATGGTCGTTATTGGGCGCTTGTTTCTTATCAGCTAAATTGCAGAACAGGAACGGCACAAATTGAGCTTTACGATTTAGGAATTGAACCAACTACATAAATGGCAGATATTAACATAAATAAATTCAGAACATCAGTAGTAAGAGAAGGTTCAAGGCCTGCATCTGCTGGATTTGTTGAATCAGAAGGTCAAGACCCAGTTGACCCAGCTGGAAGTACTCAAAATCATTTGCCTGTAACAATTGCCCCTGCTGCAACGGCTTTATCAATTACTGATAGTCAAGTTTTAGGTGGAGCAGGAACAGTTGCTCAGTATGTCAGAGGTGACGGCTCATTGGCAGACTTTCCTCAAAGTATTGGTTCAGGAGCATCTGTAAGCTACTACTTGAATGGTTCTGTTAATCAAGGAACGATTGGCGGAGTCACTTACTACGAGATGAATAAGACTCCGATTATTGGAGCAGGAACTGATTTTACTAGAAATTCAAATGGTTACATTGCTTCGTTTTTAACAGATGCAAACGACCCATCTTTATTAGTTATTCCTGCTGGTAACTGGAACTTTGAAACTTATTTTCAAGCATCAAGCGGTGGAGGTTCTCCAACCTTTTATCTTGAGTTATACAAGTATGATGGAACAACATTTACACTTGTTGCATCTAATAGTGGAACTCCTAAGTTAATTAACGATGGAACAAGCATTGAGGCTTACTTTAGTGCTTTAGCGGTTCCTCAGACTACTTTAACTTTAACGGATAGATTAGCTATTCGCATTTATGTTACTACTGCTAACAGAACCATTACTCTACATACTGAGAATGGTCACCTTTGCCAAGTTATAACCACATTTACGACAGGATTATCTGCATTAAATGGCTTGACTAGCCAAGTTCAGTTCTTTGCAGTAGGCACAAGCGGAACTAACTTTAACATTGCGAGTGCGAGTGATACGCATACATTTAACTTGCCTACGGCTTCTGCAACAAACAGAGGAGCATTGGCATCTGCTGATTGGACAACTTTTAATAACAAGCAAAATCAACTTAACGGCACAGGCTTTGTTAAGGCAAGTGGTACAACGATAACCTACGATAACTCCACTTATCAGGTAACCTCTGAGAAAGGACAACCAAACGGCTATGCATCGCTAGATGGTAACGGCAAGGTTCCATTGGCTCAGATTAACGATGCGTTGATTGGTAATGTCAACTATCAAGGATTGTGGAACGCTGCTACGAATAACCCTACATTGGCTAACCCTCCATCAAGTGGGACTAAGGGATACTACTACATTGTCAGCACGGCAGGAACATTTGCTTCGATTAGCTTTGAGGTTGGTGATTGGATTATCTCTAACGGAAGTGCTTGGCAGAAGGTAGATAACACGGATGCAGTAAGTAGTGTATTTGGCAGAACAGGCAATGTTATTGCTGCTAATGGGGACTACAACACAAGTCAGGTAACTGAGAATACTAACCTTTATTACACAGAGGCTAGAGTAAGTGCCAATACGGATGTCTCTGCGAATACGGCAGCAAGACACAATGCGGTGACTCTTGGTACTGCAAATGGTCTTAGTTTGTCTACTCAGCAGCTTAGTCTGCAACTAGCTACAAGCGGTCAGAATGGTGCATTATCTTCTACTGATTGGACTACGTTTAACAACAAAGAAAACGCAATAACCGCAGGGACAACTGCTCAGTACTTTAGAGGTGATAAGACATTTCAGACTTTAAATACTAGCGTTGTACCTGAATTAACAAACCTTTATTATACCGAGGCAAGAGTAAGTGCCAATACGGATGTCGCTGCGAATACTGCTGCTCGTCATGCTGCGGTTACTTTAGGCACGGCTAATGGGTTAAGTTTATCAACTCAACAACTTAGCTTAGGTCTAGCAAGTGCAGGAGTAACAGGAGCATTGAGCGGAACGGATTGGAGTACATTTAACTCTAAGCAGCAAGCTTTAAACGGCACAGGCTTTGTTAAGATTAGCGGTACGACAATAAGCTATGATAATTCTACTTACTATTTAGCATCAAACCCTAGTGCGTTCATAGCATTGACTGCATTAAGCGGAACTGCTCCTATTCAGTACAACAATACAACAGGTGCAATAAGCATTACTCAAGCCAGCGGGTCTACCAATGGATTTTTGTCTAGTACAGATTGGACTGCATTTAACTCCAAACAACAAGCTTTAAACGGAACTGGGTTTGTAAAGATTAGTGGTACTACGATTAGCTACGATAACTCGACTTATTATCTAGCATCTAACCCTAGTGCTTTTATTTCGGGTAACCAAACTATCACTTTAAGCGGTGATGCAACAGGTAGTGGTGCAACTGCTATAACAGTTGTCTTAGCAAATAGCGGTGTTACTGCTGGCACATACAACGATTCAGCTACTCAAGTAAGACCATTTACCGTTGACGCAAAAGGTAGAATTACAAGCATTGGAACTGCCGTTACGATAACTCCTGATTGGGCAAATATTTCAGGTCAAAGAACCTTAACCCGTGACGATGCTGGTTTACAAGGCAATGCAGGAGCAAGAAGTGGTTTCTTTGAGACCGTTTCTCCTGTAAACTATTATAGTGGGGCGAATAGCTGGCAGCATTTAATTGAATCAAGACATACTAATGATTCAAATAATTACGCAATGCAGATTGCTGGAAGTTTCTTCGACCAAGAATTTTATGTCAGAAAGACTAACAATAGTGCAACAACCGCATGGTCAAGAGTTTGGCATTCAGGAAATATTACTCCAGTAACAGGGACAGGTACAACTAACTACTTGCCTAAGTTTACAGGGACAAGTACTATTGGGAATTCAATAATAAATGAAAGTGGTACTGAAATAAATGTTGCAGGTAATGTTTCAGTTCGTGGAGATTGGAACACAACTTACCCTGTTTATCAAATGATTGATACAAGGGTTGGTGGTGCAGGGTGGAATATAGAAAATGGTAGAACTTTGGGTAACCTTAGTTTTT